AGGAACCCGATTACACCAACATGACCGCATCCGATACCGTTATCAACGGCATGGTGCTGTTCGCCGAGCGCATTGACGGCGTGGTTGTCGGCTCCATCACTCCGGCAGTGGGGGGCTAACTGAACTGCTGAATGAGCCTGACCCTGACCCCCCGGCTTTCTCCGGCATGACAAAAGCTGAAATGCTTGCGTATGCCGATGAAAACGGGGTGAAAGGGGTCAGCAGTTCGATGAAAAAGGCTGAAATTCTCGCAGTTTTGGAAGGAGGGCACTGATGACTTACGCAGACTTTGAATACTACTCTGGCACTTACATGGGCGCTGTGAGTGAAAATGTCTTCCCGCGTCTTGTTGTCCGCGCCAGCTCCTTCCTCGATTACTACACGCGCAACAGAGCGCAAGACAACGCTGATCTGGATGCGGTAAAGATGTGCTGTTGCGCGCTGGTTGACAAGTATGCGGTCATCGAGGCGGCGCAGGCGCTTGCCGTGAAGAACCTTGCAAACGCTGCGGCAAATGACGCGGAAGTCAAAAGCGAAACGGTAGGCAGCTATTCCAGAACACTTGCAACGGGCGGGGAATCCGCCTTGTCTGCACTCAATGCGACAGACGGGGCAAAGAAACTGCTTGCGGAAACGTGCATGGAATACCTTGCTCATACCGGGTTGCTGTATCGGGGAGGGGGGTGCTGTGGTTGTACGCGCCCCACACTATAACGGTCTACAACTCCGTGCAGGAGACTGACCCGGCGACCTTTGAGGAAATCACAAAGCTGTATGTGACCATCCTGCGCGGCGTTATGCTGCAGGCCAGCAAGGCTGTCAACGTGCGCGAAAGCGGACTTGAGAGCGCAGACGCGGTAAACCTGTACATTCCGTTTTCCGTGAAAGCGGTGGACGGCACGACAGGCAAGGCCAAAACTTACGCGCCCCCGCAGGCGTTTCTTGCAACGGCGGACAAGTCCGGGCTGTGGACTTTGTCTGTGAACGGTAACGGCGGGCTGACGTTCTTTGTGAAAGGCGAGTTTGTCACAGACAAAGAGGGCGTGGCTATGGCACAGGACGGCTGCTACAACGTGACAAAAGTGGACGAGAAAGATTTTGGCAGCGTGGACATGAGACACTGGGAAGTCGGAGGAGCATGAGATGTCGCTCAAGTTCTCTGTTGACGTGTCCGGCATGGACGAGGTAAAGCGGCAGCTTGCAAGGGCCTGTGACCGCGCTGAAAGCGTTTTAGCGCAACAGGTGATGAAAGATACCATCCCCTTTGTGCCTGCGCTTACAGGCTCTCTGACGCAGAGAACACGGGTGGTTGGAAACGAGGTCATTTATCCAGGCCCATACGCCCGCTTCCTGTACTACGGTAAGGTAATGGTAGACCCGGCGACCGGCAGCACATACGCCCCAAAGGGCGGGCACAAGGTGGTCACAGACCGAAATCTTGTATTTAACACAACAATGCATCCGCAGGCACAGGCACATTGGTTTGACGCTTCAAAAGCGCAGAACATGGAAAAGTGGGTGCGGGTGGCAGATAAGGCGGTGAAGAAATTTGGAAAAGATTAAAAAGGCCGTATCGGCGGCGGAAGAGGATCAGGTATCGCGCAAGCTGCTTGTGTGGCTGAACACATACCCGGAGCTGCCAGTCGACCTTATCCGCTTTGAGTTTCTTCCCGCCGACACTTCCGCTATGGCGATGTCGACCATTCAGGCGGCTTACATCGTGCGAAAGTATATCACCGGCGGTTATGTGGCGGATTATCAGTTCAAGATAATCTACCGAGTGAAGCCGGGGAACAGCAACGACAAACGGCTCAAGGCTGACGAACTGTTGAACGCTATCGGGGATTGGGCAAATGGTCAGAAGCCCGACATTGGCGACGACAAGCGCGTTATCAGCATGGAGCCGACCACGCGATCTTCCCTGTTTGCCATGTATGAAAACGGGGACGAAGATCACCAAATCCTTATGAAACTGAATTACGAGGTGAATGTATAATGGCAGATTTGGAATTCAACACCACAGTGGGCCAGACCATTGACCGCGAACTGCTTATTGCGTACCTGAATACCGGCACCGCATCCGCCCCTGTGTGGAGCGCCATCGGTAAGCGCGTCGAGGACAGCAGCGAGGAAATGGACTGGAGCACCGACACCAAGCAGGACATTCTGGGCCACACCTTTACGACAATGAAGAAGCCCACCATCACGCAGACCTTTGACCCTATTCCTTTGGATGCGGGTGACGCTGCGGCGGTAAAAATGTGGAACCTGGCGGTAAAAGACCAGAACGCCCAGGCGCTGGCAAATCAGGACATGATGATCGGCCACTTCTACGCCACCAGCGGCGAGGCGATGTTTGCGGAGCGCTACGACGCTTGCGCTATTGCCATCACCGGCATCGGTGGCGAGGGCGGCGGCACCCTGAATATCACCAGCGAGATCACCTACGGCGGCACCCGCACTGTGGGTACCGTGAAGAAGGGAAGCAGCGGCGCTATTGAGTTTACTGCGGCCTAAATAAAGGGGCGGGCAACCGCCCCTGTTTTGGAGGGAACACATGAAGGAATTGACAATCACCACCGGCGTACAGGAATACCACCTGAATGACAAATGCACGGTGTATTTTAATCCCAGCGATCCGGCGTTTGCAGACAAGCTTTACACAGCGTTTGACGCGCTGAAAAAGAAGCAGGATGCGCGGGACGATAACGTAGAAAAAATGAGCGCCCGTGAAATGTTTGACTGGCTCCGAAATATGGACGCCGAAATGCGCGAGACTATTGACGGGGTGTTTGAGCAGCCGGTGTGTGAACCGCTGTTTGGCAACGTGAGCGTTTACGCTATCGCTGACGGTGCGCCGCTGTGGATGAACCTTATGGTTGCCATCATGGACGAGCTGGACGAGGGGATTAAGCGTGAAAAGGCTTTTCACAGTGAGAAGCTTGCAAAGTATACGGCCAAGTACCACAGATGATGTACGACCTTCCTACGAGCCTTGAGGTGTGTGGAACGGAATACCAAATAGAAACGGATTTCCGCGTGATACTGGACATATTCTCGGTGCTGTCTGCTGTGGAACTAACGAGCGAAGAAAAGTGCCTTGGCGTGTTGGGGATGTTTTACACCGGGTTTTTCACTATGCCTGTGGAGCACGTGGAAGAAGCGATAAAACAGTGCTTTTGGTTTATCAATGGCGGAAATGAGGAAACGCAAAAAAAATCAACCAAGTTGATGGACTGGGAACAGGACTTTCGACTGCTCATCGCCCCAATCAACCGCATAGTGGGGCAAGAGGTGCGGGCGCTTCCGTATCTGCACTGGTGGACGTTTCTTTCGTACTACGGAGAAATCGGGGATTGCTACTTCGCGCAGATCGTGCGCATACGCGATCTGAAAGCAAAAGGCAAGCTAAAAGACAAAGCCGACAGGGAGTTTTACCGCAGAAACCGCGACGTTATCGACATCAAGCGACGGTACTCGGAGGCGGAGGAAGAAATTATCAAAGGCTGGACGTAAAAAGCCGCCCCGGAGGGCGGCTGCGCGGCGGTCAATGATTTGCAATAAATGTAATGTCGTTGCCAGACCAAAAGTCCGGGGTAAAACGGATTTCAAGCGTTTTCCAATCGGCGGGGACTTCGTAGCCTATTACGCCAGACATCTTTTTCCCGGCTGCAACAGTGCCGTCCATTTGGCCTTTGTCTGCGGCTAATGTGCCGGTCATGCTCATGTTTGTGGAGTAGTCATCGACATACGCTTCGAAGGACATTATAGAGCTTATGGAAATATCTTTGCTGGATTTGTTTTCAATGGCAAATTCGCAAAATAGAAAAACGTTGCCGCTGTCTGGTGTGTAAAAACCTTCTCCGCTTGATTGGGTGCAAGACACAAATGTGACTTCAATGTCTTTAAGGGAGACAACGTCACCAACTGCAAATTCCGTTTTCTGCGGAGCAGTTGATCCGTTTCCGCCTTTTGCGCCTGTATCCCCAACCTTTTCTGGGGAGTTCCCGCCAAGCGCAGTGCCAATAATGCCGATAGCAATAAACACAGCTATAACGATCAGCACAACCGGTTTTTTCTGTTTGGCCCCGCAGGCAGGGCACACTTTCGCAGATTTTGCAATATCTGCGCCGCAGGTCTTGCACTTAGTCATTTTGTCCATTTTCTTCCGCCCTCCAAGAAGTTTTTTGTGGTTTGTTCATAGTACCACATAAATACCATAAAAGCAAGTAGGTGATTATATGGCAAACGCGGACGGCTCCGTTATCATCAAGGCCGACATTGACGATAAGCAGGCGCAGAAAGAACTCAATGCGCTGGAAAAGAAAATAGAAGCGCTGCAGGAAAAGCTCACCAACAAGAAATCCGCGCGAGATACTTTGTTTAACCAAGCCAACAACCTGGGCGCACAGCTTGACCAAGCAAAGGCCAAACTGGCGCAGATGAAGGGCGGCGGCGAGTTCTTCACCAGCGACGCTATCAAGCAGCAGGAGGCCGCTGTAGCGTCTATGGAAAAAGAATGGAACGCCATGAATGACAAACTGGACAAGCAGAACGCCGCTATCCGCGAGGGCGAAGCGGAGCTTGACCGAATGAAAGCAAAGGCCGGTGAGTTAGGTAAGCAGCTTGGCAATACCGGCAAGAACGCAGGAAAAATACAAGAAGGGTTAGACAAAGCATCCCAGGGCATGGAGGCGTTCACAAAGCGCGTAAAAATGTTGGCAAAGCGGGCGCTGGTCTTTACCATCATTGCCCGTGCGTTGGCGGCCCTCCGGGATTGGCTGGCGGACGTGGTGGCCGTAAACGGCGAAGCACGGGACGCTATTGCGCAGCTCAAGGGTGCGCTACTGACGCTGGCACAGCCGCTTGTGCAGATCATCATCCCGGCGTTTACTGCGCTGGTTAAGGTACTGGCTACGGTGGTTTCGTTTATCGCGAATATTGTATCCGCACTATTTGGAACAACGGCAAAAGAAAGCGCCAATGCGGCAAAATCCCTGAATGACCAGAAAAACGCATATAAAGGCGTGGGCGGAGCGGCAAAGTCTGCCAGTAAGCAGCTTGCGTCGTTTGATGAGATCAACAAGTTAAGTGGCGAAGGTGGCGGCGGATCCGGCATTATTCAACCGGATTTCAGCACGGCGGCAAATTTCGCATTTCTTGATAAAATCGCGGACAAGCTCAAGAAGATAGGGCAGGACATTGTAAACCTGTTTAAGGATGTCACCGGGTTTATCGGCAACGTATTCTCCGGGGATTGGGGCGCGGCTCTGGACAACATCATCAACTTTGTAAGCCACGCCCGTATTTTGCTGGCCGATTTGCTGGACTTTGTTGGGTATATCTTTGGAGCGATCATAGACACCATCATAGAAAAGTGCGGTCTTGCGGGTACTCCGGTAGGAGATATGTTGACCGGCATTAAGGACATTGTGCAGGGCGCGCTGGGGCTTATTTCCGGCATACTGACAGGCGACTTAGAAAAAATGAAACAGTCGGTTATCCAAATGCTTACCGGCGTGAAAACCTTTGTGTTTGGTATTTGGGACTGGTTCAAACTGGGGCTGACAAGTCTGCTGGACTGGCTGGACGGAAAAACAAACGGACGTTTCCACGAAATCATTGAACTGGCGAAAACCTATGTCAGCGATGTTATTGATGGCGTCAAACAAATTTTTGGTGGCTTTATTGATTTTCTGACCGGCGTGTTTACGCTGGACTGGGAAAAAGCGTGGGAAGGCATCAAAGAAATTTTCCGTGGCATTTGGAATACCATTGTCGGCGTTTTGGAGGCAGCTGTAAACCTCATCATCAAGGGCATCAACTGGCTTATTAGTAAGCTAAATTCCCTCCAAATTAAAATCCCAGATTGGCTCGGAGGAGGCTCTTTTGGGTTTAACATTAGACCCATTGCAGAGCTGCAAATCCCGAGACTTGCTAAGGGAGCAATTATCCCGCCAAATCGCGAGTTTATGGCGGTGCTGGGCGACCAAAAGCAAGGGACAAACATCGAAGCGCCAGCAGATCTTATCCGTCAGATTGTACGCGAAGAGATAAACAACTTTGGTGGCGGAGAGGACATCACGATTAAGTTCACCGGTGACCTTGCACAGCTGGCGCGTGTCTTGTCTCCTGAAATCACGCGACAGCAAAGAAATAGACAGCGTGCGCTGGGGGTGTAAGAATGGCAAAACCGTATTTCAAAATTGACGGGACAGACATTATGCATTTAATCGAAAATGGCGGCATCGTTTGGACAAGAAGCGATTTGGATAGTGACAAGGCTGGAAGAACAATGGATGGCACGATGCATCGCGGACGGGTAGCCATTAAGTATAAGGCAACTGTAAAATGCCTGCCATTGCATCGCGCAGACGAGATTGATCTGATGAGGTTGATCCTTCCGGAGTTTGTAATTGTTGAGACAAATTTGCATCCGCTACATGAAATTGTATCTGCACAGTATTATTCAAATAATGTGCCGTCTACGATTTCTACGGTTGATCCTGAAACCGGTGAATCCATTTGGACAGACATTACATTCCCGCTTGTCGAAAAGTAAAGGAGCAGAAAAATGCAACAGACATCTGCACTATACAAGGAATTACTGGCTGGGGACTATACCGTTGAAACAAGAGTTGCAATTGGGGAATCAGGACTTCTCGTAGAAAAAACAGGAGATCATATAACGTTTGGCGGTACACGAATACTTATAGCGACTTCTGGCGCCGATGGAGGATACGGGGCAAATATGCTCTCAAGTGTGGAAACATCTGGGGGCCTATTTGATGGAGATGAGCCGTCCTGTGGGAACTGCATTAGTCGTGAAGTAAACATAAAAATGTTAAAGCCGATTGGGCAGATACCTGGTCTTTCCCGTGTCGGAATTTATGCAAGAATCACAGACGGCACACGTGCTTCTGAATGGCTCCCTCAAGGCGTTTTCTTCATCGATTCGATTGAAGAAGATGCAGAAGACGATGATGTTAGATGGCTTCGCATCCACGGATACGATGCACTTCTGTTTTCTGAACAAGATTACCCGTCAAACACAAATCTAACGTGGCCTGCAAAGGACATCGATGTTGTAAGAGAAATTGCATCGGCTCTTGGCGTTACGGTGGATAAACGCACAAAAAACGCAATGAAAAACGCATACCTCGTGCAATATAACACTACATATTCGTGTCGAGAGTATTTGTCGTATATTGCAGCAATGTATGCAGGCTGCTTTATCATGAGTGAAACCGGAGAACTGCAACTCGTTTGTTTTTGGGACATACCGAAGGAAACGAGATACCTGATCGACAATGCTGGATTTGCCATAACGTTTGGAGGTGACAGAATCGTTGTCTGATGTAATAAACGTAAGAAAAAACGTATCATCGTTAGAAAAACAAAACACGTTTGATGGATATTCTAAGGTCACGATTTCCGTGTCAGACGAAATGGAATATAACGCAGGCACCGATACAGGACAAACGCTGAAACTGTTTTGCCCGTGGGGCACACAAGAAATGGCAAATAAAATTTTGTCGAGCGTCCGAGGATTCCAGTATCAACCGTACACGGCATCAGGCGCACATATTAACCCTGCGGTAGAACTTGGTGACGCATTTTCCGGTGGAAGCGTATACGGTGGCATTTATAAAAAAGAAATTTTGCATGGGCCTTTATATACGGCCAACATTTCCGCCCCGGGTGGGGAAAAAATCAACTACAAGTACGAATACAAGTCCCCTACTATACGGAAAGCGGAGCGGCAATATAAGGAGACTAAAGCAACCCTACTTGTTGTTGCCGACCGAATCAGTGCGGAGGTGGAGGCGCGAAAAGCGGACGACGAGACGCTGCGGGCGGCGCTGAACATTCAGGCTGGGAAAATCAGTGCCAAGGTAGACCGCAAGGGCGGAGATAATGCGAGTTTCGGATGGAGCCTGACAGCGGACGGATGGACGCTGACCAGCAACGGCGGTACGGTGCTGAAAGCCGATAAAAGCGGCCTGAGTGTCACGGGTAAAATCACCGCCACCAGCGGCGTTATTGGTGGTTTGACGATCAAAGACGGATATCTGAGTACCAACGGCCAGACATGGGGCGGCACGAATACCACCGGCATTTATTTTGGCCCAAACGGTATCCAGCTTGGCAAATATTTCACGGTTGACAGCAGCGGCAATCTGACCGCCTACAGCGGCAAATTTTTGGGAACGGTGCAGGCTGGGAACATCGACTACGGCGGCAACGCTGGGTATTTTGACGGAGCGGGACTTGCAAGCTTTTCTGTGGGCGGCGGTCAGATTGGAACAGATGCCATTGTGAACAGGCATATCACGTCCGGGTCAGTCTACCCAAGCACATGTAATAGCACAATCAACGGTTACTTTGCGGATGTGATCTATGCAAATAAGGTCGTAACCGGGCAAGTTCAATCCGAAAAGCTGTGGGCGAACAGGATGTACGCCGCTATCGCAGAAATATCCTCGCTAACTGTTGCGGGAAACAATTTTATCATTAACGGCGACAGTTATAGGCCGATGAAGAAAGATGCGGCAACTTATGTGATCGGGAGGGCGTAGAGCTATGCCAAAATTCAAAATTGCCAATGGCACTGCGTATGACTGCCCATTTTGCGGTTTGGCGTCTGTTGGCATATTGTACGTGGATATTCTGGGAGTGACTCTGATAGACGCTTTGACTGCGTTCAGCGCGTCCGCCAACACTCGGCACATGGAATACATTGCGGGCGGCAAAACGACAGTCTATGACGGCTATACGAAGATTATCGGCGTTGAATACGCCTACAACGATTCCAGCGCCGTGCGTGTAGCGCTGCGGCGACCGTATGAGGGGGAGAAATAATGCACATGAAGGAAACCTTATCTGCCATCATCACTACGCTGAACGGTGTGGAGGTACGGGGCAAAAGCAACCTTGACCGGCTGTTGGCGTGTATCAATGCGCTGGAAGCGCTGACGGCGGCGATGAATACTGAGAACAAGGAGGACGCTGACAATGGCTGATAAAGCGATATCCGAGCTGGTAGCAGCGGAGCAGATCAAGTCAACGGATATGTTCGTGCTGGAACAGGACGGCACGGCAAAGCGCCTGCAAGGGCAGACGCTATTAAACTGGCTGACGGCGGCGGCTGACGGTCACGGCGGTATTTCCAATATTGCCAAAACAGGTACGGATGGGCTTGTGGACACCTACACCATTACGCTGGCCGACACTACCACGAAAACCTTTACCGTGACAAACGGCAACGGCCTGATAGCGTTTGAAAAGCTGTCTACGGTGGAGCTGGTGGATACGTACCGCTTCACCCGGTCGGACGGCACATACTTTACGTTCGCGGTGGCCAACGGCGCAAAGGGTGATACCGGCGAGGCCAGTCACGTCTGGATCAAATACGCCAGCCAGCAGCCCACGGCGTCCAGTCACAGTATGGGTGACCTGCCGGATGCGTGGATGGGCGTGTATTCCGGCACGGCGGCAGAAGCCCCGGATGACTGGCAGCAATACACGTGGTATCAAATCAAGGGAGAAAAGGGCGACACCGGAGCCGCCGCCACTGTGACGGATACAACGGTGGAGTACATGGTATCTGATTCCGGGACGATTGTCCCCAGTGGCAGTTGGAGTACGGTAATCCCCACCGTACCGCAGGGCAAATATTTGTGGACGAAAGTCACCACCACGTTCAACACCGGAAGCCCCGCCGTCAGCTATTCCGTGACGCGGATGGGCATTGACGGCACGGGGTCTGTCAGCTCTGTCAACGACAAATCTCCCGACGAGAGCGGCAACGTGTCCCTGTCGGCGGAGGATATCCCAACCAGCGGCGGCGGAAGCGTACAGGCTGTGTTGGATGACAAGCAGGAGACGCTGACCGCCGGGGAGAACATCTCCATCAGCGGCAGCGTCATTGCTACCAAGGCGTTTCCTTGTAACCCCAACCTGCTGGACAACTGGTATTTCCCGAATCCGGTCAATCAGAGGAATGGCCATGTTATTCCTCCGAAGGGTGCAGGCCATCTGTATAGTGATGCAGCGTGCACATCACTGATATCTGGTGGAACAATTGATGCATATAGACAGGTTACGCCGGTAAGCACTGGAAACTACTCTTATAGTATAGACGGAGGTACTTATTATGTCAAAGCTTCCGACGTAGTTCCCGGCTATACGGGAATCGGGTATACGATTGATCGCTGGGAATTGGCTGTCTGGAACGCTAATTCTATTACGATGAGCGTTGAGGCGGATGGAGTACGCCTTATTGGGACTTCCAATTCTGCAAACTCTGCACAACTGCGAGAATCCACACAACTGCTATCTTTTGCAGCGGGGGCAGTAGTCACCGCATCAATCTTGGTTACAGCGTTGGGGGCGAATGGTGCATACCCTCGTTTACTCTTATATAAGAGCGATGGTACCTCAATAGGATCGTGCATTATTGACAGTGTGGGGCTGCACACGCTTACAGTGGCAATCCCGGCTGATGTTGACAATTCTGTGATACTTGCATGGGGGCAAGATGCCAGTTTAGGGGGGAGTGGCAACACAGACATGACTGTTAAAGCCGTCAAGCTGGAGCTGGGCAGCGTGCAGACCCTCGCCCATCAGGACGCCAACGGCGCGTGGGTGCTCAACGAGATCCCCGATTATGGAGAGCAGCTGCGGAGGTGTCAGCGGTATTTTGTTCGAATTGGCGATTCTTCGGCAGGCTATACCGGCACGATCGGAGTTTCGAACTGCGCGAATGCCACTGGCAGCAATACATTTATACCGACCCCGGTGACGCTTCGGGCGACGCCGGCGATCACGCTTCATAACATCTATCTCCGCAAAGGAACTACTGATCATGAGGTAACAAGTGTCAACTCGTTTAGCGTGTCGGCAAACGGAATATTCTGCGCCCTCAACTCATCTGACCTTCCCGCGGGGGAAACTCTGCTTGTCCGGGCGATCAATGGGGGTTATATGGATCTGAGCGCGGACTTGTAAAAGGAGGTGAGCGTGTGACGGAGGCGATCATCGTGGCGGTCATCACGGGGCTGCTGAGTCTGTGCGGCGTGCTGGTCAGCAACCGCAGGACGCAGGCCGTGACGGAGACAAAAATCGAGGAGCTGACCCGGGAGGTGCGGGAGCACAACAACTTTGCGCGGCGCATGCCGGTGGTGGAGGAGCAGATCAAGGTCATCAACCACCGCATCGCAGATTTGGAAAACGAAAACCACGGACAGGCGCACTGACGCCGGAAAGGAAAAATCATGAATTTCAAACAGACATTCGAGGCTATGAAGAACGGCGCAAAGGTGAAGCTCCCCTCGTGGGGCGGCTACTGGTGCTGGGATGGGCAGACCATTCTGATGCACACCAAGGATGGCGCTGTGCTGGACATCCGCGACACGCAGGCCGTGGAGTACACCATGACGAACATCTGCTCCGACGAGTGGGTGATCGCGGACAGCAGCAACTGCCCGCAGCTCGGCGGGGAGAATACGTTCTCCTTCGGCGAGGCCATCAAGTACCTCAAGCGCGGCATGAAGGTGGCGCGCAAGGGCTGGAACGGCAAGAACCAGCATATCGAGCTGGCGTCCGGCATCAGCTACACGGATGCGGGCGGCACCGTGGTCAACGTCGAGCACGAGGCCATCGGCAACAAGGCCATTGCATTCGTCGGCACCTCCGGCGTGCAGATGGGCTGGCTCGCTTCGCAGTCGGATATGCTGGCCGAGGACTGGGTGTTCGCCCAGTAAGCGGGCTGCGGTCGGAATAAACAAAGGACAGGCCGAAGGGCCGGAAAGGAAATTGAACTATGGATATCGCATCTCTGGGCATCGCAAGCGTGGCGGCTATCACCGTCATCTGCTATCTCATCGGCATGGGCGTCAAGGCCAGCGGCCTCGACAACAAATGGATCCCGGTGATCATGGGCCTGTGCGGCCTGCTGCTGGGCATCGCGGGGATGTTCGTCATCCCGGACTACCCGGCCAGCGACTACATCACCAGCGCCGCTGTGGGCATCGTCAGCGGCCTTGCGGCCACCGGCATCGACCAGATCGGCAAGCAGCTGAAAGGGAACAAGTGATTATGGCTAAGCGGGTATACCTGTCCCCCAGCGACCAGCGGAGGAACACCTACGCGGTGGGCGACACCACCGAGGCCATCCAGTGCGGGCGCATTGCCGAGGCTTGCAAAGCTGCTCTGGAGCGCTCCGGCGTGGAGGTCATGTTGGGGCAGTACGACACCATGCAGAACCGTGTGGCGGCGTCCAACCGCTTCAAGGCTGACCTGCATGTGCCCATCCACTCAAACGCCTGCAACGGCAAGGCCACCGGCACGCACCTGTTTTGCTACAGCAACACCAAGGACGCCAAGGGCAACTACATCATCGACAAAAACAGCGCCGGGTACAAGGCCTGTAAGGCGGTGCTGGATGTGCTGGGGCCTGTGACGCCGGGTGCGCCGGATGTCATCCGGGCGTATCCCGCACTGTACGAGGTGAAACACCCTGCCGCCACGACGGTGTATATCGAGGTGGACTTCCACGATGTCCCCCGCATCGCGCAGTGGATCATCGACAACACCACCGTCATCGGCGAGACCATCGCCAAGGGGCTGTGCGCGGCGCTGGGCGTACCCTTTGTGGAGAGCGAAAATGCGCCGGTGCCGGTGCCTGCGGAGAAGGACACGATGCTGCCCATGCAGGTACGGATGCTCAAGCGCGACATGGCGGGAGCGGACGTGAAGACCCTGCAAGCGACGCTGATCGCCTACGGCTTTTCCTGCGGCGCGGCCGGTGCGGACGGCGACTTCGGCAGCGGCACGGAGGCAGCGCTGAAGAAGTTCCAGACCAAGTACGGCCTCGGCGCTGACGGTATCGCCGGGAAAGGGACGTGGGGCAAGCTGCTGGGGCGTTAAGGCAACACATAAAAATGTAAAATCAATCTGCTGGGCGGGAAAGAGCTACGACAAGCCGCCTCTTTCCCCGGCGTAAAGTCCCGCAAGCTCACGGCTAAAACCGTGTTATGGACAGCTACCACAAGCAGATACGGCGCAGATTGCAGAGCATGGCACCAAAGCGGGCTATTGCGTATGTTATGAGCGCCCAGCTACCGCCTGACGAAACGGTGTGCGTTATTGAATGTGACGTGAAGCGGAAAAGCTATTGTGAAACGGCGTTACTGCTGAATGTGTCACCGGAAACGGTGAAGCGGTGCCGCAGAAGAGCGTATCAGAAATTTGCAGACGAAGAAAGAAGCCACACCTGAAAAGGTGTGGCTTCTTTGTTTGCGCCCGGTAGGGGGAACCGGGCGTATAAAAAGGGAAAGATGCCCGCCGGGAGTATTCCGGGGTGGCTGATTTTATTATACATTGTTTCTGCGGTATTGTACAAGTAAATATTTCGCAAATTAACGGCCTTTTTCTGACCTTTAACTGCCCTTTTGCGGAGGCAGTTTTTTGTTACGCTTATTGCAAGAAACGGAGGTGCTTGCATGGTCGAAAAGTTGGTGTCGTTGGGATTTACCAAGCAGATGGCGGAGGACATCATTTGGGCGTATCAGGATGACCTTCCGGGGCTGAAAGCCTATGTGCGGGTGATAGAAATAGTGGCGGCGCATGTATAGCTACTTCAACGAAAACCCACACGGGAAAAATGTGGGAGACTGCACTGTTCGGGCTATTTCAAAAGCCACCGGGAAAGAGTGGGGCGAAACGTACCTTGCTATGGCAGTGGAGGGGTATCTGGAAGGGGATATGCCGTCGGCCAACGCAGTGTGGGGCGCATATCTGCGGCGTATAGGCTACAGGAGGTACATGGTGCCGGATACTTGCCCGGATTGCTACACAGTCGGTAGGTTTGCCGACGAACACCCAGAGGGAACGTTTATCCTTGCGCTATCCGGGCACGTCGTGTGTGTGCAGGACGGCGTGATCTATGACAGCTGGAACAGCGAAAACGAAATTGTTTTGTATTACTGGCAGAAAGAAAGTGAGGCGTAACTATGGCATTTAACCCGTATTTTAACCCTTATTACCCGCAGCCAATGCAGGACAACCTTGCCCAGCTTCGGCAGCAGCAGATGCAGACCATGCCGCCGCAGATACCGCAAATCCCACCCATGCAGAACCCGGTGGCGCAGGGCGGCGTACAGTGGGTAGCTGGTAGGCCGGAGGCGGAGAATTGGCTGATTGCGCCCAACTCTGCTATTGCGCTGTGGGACAGCACGGCTCCCGTAGTTTACTTGAAACAGGCTGATGCAAGCGGCAAGCCGACGCTCAAGACGTATGACCTTGTGGAACGCCTTGCAAGCGCTCCTGACGCGCAGAAAGCTCCCGCCTTGGAATATGTGACCCGTAAGGAGTTCGACGCGCTGGCGGCGCTTGTGGGCGAAATAAAGGGCAAGAAGAAGCGCAAGGTTGAGGAGGACGAAGACGATGAGTAACAACCCGTTTTTCAATGCGTTGGGCGGCGGACAGATGCCGGGGTCGATGAGCGGCTTTCCCCAGCTTTTACAGCAGTTCAAGCAGTTCAAGGCAAGTTTTAAAGGCGACCCAAAAGCGGAAGTGGAGAAGATGCTGCAAAGCGGCAGGATTTCACAAGACCAGTTGAACAAGATACAGTCAATGGCAAACCAATTTCAGGGGCTTTTCAAGTAAATCAAAATCGTGGCCACGGTTTGATATAAAAAATTTTCAAAAGGAGTGATACTATGTCTCTTTCCGATGGCACCCCCATGATGACTATGCCTGTGGCTCCTGCCAACACCGGCAACGGTAACGGCTTCGGCTGGGGCGGAGATGGCGCGTGGTGGATCGTGCTGTTCCTCATTTTCGCCGCGTTTGGCGGCTGGGGTAACGGCTTCGGCTTCGGTGGCGGCGGCAACGGCGTGATGGACGGTTATGTTCTGACCTCTGACTTTGCCAACATCGAGCGCAAGCTGGACGCGGTGAATAACGGCATCTGTGACGGCTTCTACGCCATGAATACCGGTATGCTGAATGGGTTTGCCGGGGTGACGCAGGCTGTGACCAGCGGCTTTTCCGCTGCGGAACTGGCGCGCTGCAATCAGCAGGCCGCTTTGATGCAGCAGCTCACCGCCATGCAGATGCAGAACCAGGAGTGCTGCTGCGAGAACCGGGCGGCTATCGCCCAGGTGCGGTACGACATGGCGACGCAGGCTTGCGACACCCGCAACACGGTCAACACCGCTGCGCGTGACATCATCGACAACCAGAACCAGAATAGCCGCGCTATCCTTGACTTCCTGACGCAGAGCAAGATGCGCGATCTGGAAAGTTCCAATCAGGAGCTGCGCCTTGCCGCTTCTCAGGCTGCGCAGAACAACTACCTGATCTCCCAGCTGCGCCCTTGCCCCACCCCAGCTTACATTACTTGTAATCCGTGGGCGGGCAGCGGCTATGGCGGATGCGGAACCGGCTGCGGCTGCTGAAAAGTGCATAGCACCAGCTGTTCGGGATTTCCGAACTGTTCAGCCCCGTGCTGATACTGACACCAACGCGGCGGGGCAATAGTCCCGCCGCTGTATTTTGAAAGGAGTGATTATTTTGGCCGAATTTACCAACGCCAATATCGTGACTGTGGCCGCAGGGCAGAATGTGCCTCTGACGGAAACCGCGGTCAACAGCAAGCCGTGCATCGTGCATCGAGCCGGAGCAGGCATCGTAACTTTGCGCGGGTTGACAAACCAGTGCAAGGCACGTTTTCGCGTGGCTTTTGGCGGCAACATCGCTATCCCTACCGGCGGCACGGTGGAAGCTATTACTGCCGCGCTGGCTATCAACGGGGAACCGCTGAGTAGTGCCGTGGCGACCGTTACCCCCGCCGCCGTGGAAAACTATTTCAACATTTATGTCAGCGCCATTGTGGAGGTGCCGAAGGGCTGTTGCCTGACTGTGGCTATGGAGAACACCAGCACACAGGCAATCAATTTCGCTAACTCCAACTTGACCGTTGACCGCGTAAGCTGAAAGGAGTAAACTATGAGTATGAAAGCAATGTACGATTTGCGCGATATGCTTTGCAAGGAGCTTGACGAGATCGCCCACAAAGGCGAACTTGGCGCAGGTGATTTGGACATCGCGCATAAGCTGGTAAGCACCATAAAGAACATCGACAAAATTGGTCTGATGGAAGATGAAGGGTACAGCCGTGACGGCGATTATTCCCAGCGGCGTTACTCCCGCGACGGCGACTATTCCCAGCGCAGGTATTCCCGCGACAGCTACGGCGGCGGCAGCTCCTACGCACGGCGTGGCACCCATTATGTGCGCGGCCATTATAGCCGCGACGGCGCAAAAGATGACATGAAGCGCCAGCTGCAAGAGATGCTGGACAATGCGGATGATGATACTATCCGCAACGCCATTCAGCGGTGCATGGATGCCGTGGAGGTCTGAGAGGGGGTAGTTCCCCTTGATCGACGAAAAGGAACTTAAAGCCTGGATAGCCAGACTGGAAACGGAACAGTCAAGCTGGCCGAATTACGAGAAGTTGGCCGCGCTGTACATTATACAAAACCAGCACGAAGGGCAGAGAACCCCTGCACCGGTGGCTATGTATTCCAGCGCACCGGCTCCTGATGTGGTAGACGGTGACAGTGACTTTATGCAAGCGGTATCATCCCGCGCGCCGGAACAGGCGTGGGCCATAGTGGACGAGTTGATGGATGCGCTGAAAGTAACCAACGCGCGAATGTATGATAACGTGATGCGAAAGATGCGAGGATAAAGTATCCCCCGCCTGTTTTGGCGGGGGATATTCCTGTGTACTTAGTTTTGTGTAACCTAAAGGTTTATATAAACTAAGTACTTACAGAAAATCAAATTCAATCCGGCGGTCTTTGTATAGCCGGATTTCTTTTATTTTGAGTTTCCAAAATGCTTGTTTATTTTCTTTGTTAAGTTGTTTGTATATTTCTTGCCATCCTGCGGAAAATAAGGTTGCAATTTCTTCTGGTGCGCGGCTTTGTGATTTTACTTTTGTAATCTCGTCCATTTGGGATGTCAGCTCTGCGTACTTTTTTGAGTAGTCCGCCTTTGAAATCATGTCGTCTATATATAACTCTGACAACTTGGATAGTTTTTTTTGTAAAGTTTTTAATTGCACATCTTGGTTTGCTTTGGGTTCTTGCTGCGGCTTGGCTTGCAATTTGATCTGTATCTGCTCGTCTATTGTCGACAAGAGATAATCTTCGATTTTCCATTCGACAGTAAAATTGCCGTTGTTGCATCCTTTTCTCTGGGAAGACCCTTGACAATAGTAAGAGTAAGAGCACGCCCCGCTTGGCCGTGGAGACGGATGCCCTGTCATTCTGCGTCCGCATTCCCCGCAGACTATTAGCCCCGAAAAAATATACGTTCGATTGTAAGGGGATTTTCGCGTCACCCTGGTGCGTAAGTCTTGCACACGCTGAAATTCCTGCGGTGTTAAATACGGGGGCAATTTTATCCCGTGCCAGTCTCCCATATATCCTGTGTTGTCCAATATTTGGCTGGCTGTTTGGTATTTAAGTTTTAATTCCGGTACTGCGTCCATCGCTTTTGTTATGGATCCGGTTTCCAAAAATGTAGAAAAATATCTCCGTACAACCGGCTCCGCTTCTTTGTCTATAACAGCAAATTTCCCTTCGATTTTGTAGCCTTTCGGCAGGTGACCGGTGCAAACCTCATTTCGATCTTTTTTTGCATCAAGCACTTTTTTTATGCGTTCACTGGCGCGGTCAGCTTCGTCCTGTGCTACGGAAAGCATAATGTTAATCTTCAACCGGCCTGCGGCTGTAGACGTGTCGTAGTCCTCATAAATCGTTTTCCACGACACGTTGTGGGCTTCAAGGATTTCCTGCACTTTGTAATACTCGCCGATGTTGCGAAACCACCGGTCCAGCTTTGTGACAAGAATAATGTCTACCTCATCATGCTTTACGGCTTCCAGCAGTTGAAGCATGGCGGGACGCTTTTCAATCTTCTTTCTGGCAGAAAACCCAGCATCAGAAAAAACGCCTACCACCTTCATATTGTGGGCTTTGGCGTATTCTTCGAGGTCGTTCTGCTGATCGTGAATAGACAGGCCAAACTTTTTCTGTTCTTCTGTGGACACACGCGGGTATAATGCTGCCCGCAATACTACACTCATTGTTTATCTCCTCCCTTATCTGGCGACAATGTATACTTTTTTGCATAGCGAAAATACATCATCAAAATAGCGGCAAAAAAGCCAATACCGACTGCAAGCAGCAAAAAGACAATCCATGCGAATATACTGGCCTCTCCGCCCTGAATAAGCCCCTGGTGGGGGATACGGTAGTCAAAAAAGATATATCCCACGATAACAGCCATAAATATGGCGCACAAAAACGTAAGGCCATAAATAGCAAATTTTGTGTCCCGCGATTTCTTGCGGTGGTAGTTAATGGTTTTTGCCATCTGCTCCATGCTTCCCTCAAGATGGGCTATCTGCACATCGGCATCATGCAGCTGCTTTTGGTGCTTCAACTGTTCATTGGCTTTCGTCAATTGATCTTCCGTTGTCACTTCTTTTTCAATCCCGAAATATTCATCCATTGAAACGCCAAGCGCGGCACAAATTAAACCCATTTTGTACACGCTCGGCTCCTTTGATGACGCGGAGAAAAAATTGCTTATTGTTGATGCTGAAATGTCCGTCATGTCGGACAAATCTTGTATAGTTAAATTCTGTCGGTCTTTTGCATCTTTGCACAAATCCTGTAATGTTTTTACCATTTTCCCCTTTTACTCCTTTTTCGGGCAGGAGAATTCCAATTCTGGTTTGCCGCAAACGGTAATTATCCGAATTTGGTATTGCCCTGCCAAACCCTTATTTGTTAGTGTGAACGTGCAGCCGGAAAGCCAGGAGGCCACCGGCGAGAATAGCCCCGCTGTCCGTTGCGGGAGCAGCGGGGCTATTTAACAAAGGCCCACATATAAACACTTCCCCCTGAAATATTTTTTAATTTGTTGCCCATTTGTGGGCAACAAACAGATTGTGCGTAACTACAAGTGTACTAACTTAGTTGTACACCGAGAAAATAATATGTAAAATTAAGAAAGGGGAGAGAAATGAGTTATTGTACAAATGCCAACGTCTGTGGTATAATAAAAACAGATGCATTGGCGCAATGTGATATTGAAACGTTACGGAGAATAGCCCTTAGAAAAATTGACCAGCTTTCCGATGAGGACTGCGCTGATATTATGAGTACGTTAAAAGAAAGAGGTGTGCTATGAGCAAAGACTACGAGATTTACATTGATAGGCTGGCTGAAAACAGCATTATCATGAAAGGCCAGATCAACGATGTTGTGTTTGGCCTAAAGGGGATTACAGACAAACTTGATACGCTGATCGCGCTCAAGCAAGTTGAATTATCACTCCTGCAACAGCAGCGATTGCCGCAACAGCCGAAAGAACAGTTGTAATAATAAACCGCGTTTTTTCGCGGCGTTCCTTGTCGGCTTTTTCTTTGCGTTCCTGTTCCTTGTCTTTCCGTTCCGCTTCCGTTCGCAGCCAGTCTTGCGGATCGGTAGGATATAGTGTAGGCATTATTCCAGCTCCTGTAGTTTCTTCGTGGCTTCGTTGATAAGAGCCAACAACGCCGCACGATCATTTGTAGCTTTAATAAAGTTTGATGCAGCTTCTTTTGAGCCCTCGCCCTCTGTGGCGGGGGCTTTTTCTTGTTCGCCTACTCCGGCCATCAGTTCTGTGACGGTAACGCCAAAATAATCGGCAATTTTTATAAGAGACGATTTCCGTGGAGTTGCACCGTTTCCCCATCCGGTTACAGATGCCCTGGTAAAACCCAATTCTTCGCCCACGGCAGACGGGGACTTGTTAAGTTTGCTGCATAGTTTCACATAGTTAGAATAGAACAAAAATAAGCCCTCCATTTTGTACAACACGACAAAACTTAACAAACTTTACAATTTTGCTTGACTGTTAACTTTGTTAGGTTTATAATGGGCTTGTGGCTTGAAAAACGTTACAAAAAACCAGACCCCGATACATTGTATCCGTGTCAACGCTACTTTATTGCTTGAAGGTACGGTAGTTAACGAGGCCCCGATGCTCCCGCAACGGACACCGGAGCCCCGGCAGGGACGTCGTGACGTCACCTGCAAGCACATAGTAGCATACTTTGTTAACTTTTGCAACCACAAATTTAGCCGCAGGCGGGAATACCGCAACTATTCTCGCCTGCGGCGCACCAAAAAAACAAAGGAGGGCTAAATTTGCTGGAGAGTTGGACAGGCAAGCTGGTCGGCAAGATGCACGTTCACGAAATCACATACGACGAGGTAGCGGCAGAGCTTGGCGTTTCCCGGCCTTATGTGAGTATGCTGCTGAATGGGCATCGAAAGCCACCGGACGCAAAGAAGCGTATTGAAATGGCGATTGACAGCATTATCGCCAAACGCGCTGAGAATGGGTAAGAAAAAGCCCCGCCCGGTGCTGGCACACCGAACGAGGCATCTCCGAAACATCTACCAAAATGTTCTGCGGATAGTATACCACGACCGCAGAGGAAAGGCAAGAGATTATGACATGTGCTGAAATTGCCGTGATGTTATGGGCACGGCAGAACGGAATGGAGATTATCGAGGTCGAGTACATTCGACAGGAGGAAACGACATGAGTTGGTTTGCATGGACGCTGGCGTTTATTGGCGCGGCGTGGCTGAGCTGGGCTATCGTCAAGGGCGTGGAGGCGCTGGGGCGATGAACGGAACGACAATAGAAACGATGTTGTACCGCAGGTACAAGACGTCTTTCTCCGATTGCGAAACGGTACTCGGAAGCTACGACAAAGAGCGAAAGACGATTGATGTGATACTCCCGGAGGGACGCATGAAGCCGTCCGGCGTTCGTGGGCAATCTTATCACTGGATAGAATTTTCCGGCGTGGAAAACGCTACAGGACGGCCGGTGCGATGCACAATCAAGGCAATTTGCAGGGACAACGCAGTTAAGCGTCTGGCAAAGAACTGCACATGGAACATTTAGGCCGCATTGAGGTAACGGGTATGAGAGAGCGGAACAGGCGGGCGCGGGAATACTCCCGGATGTGCCGCACCAGAAGATGGTGCAGGCGTATGTGGGTGGTGGCAATCGTCCTGTGGGGGATGCTGCTGGTGCTGGTGGCGTGGTGCCTGACACTGCCGCCGGTACAGGAGGACGTGGTGCAGTCACCGCCTACAAGGGAGGTCGTGGAGCCGGAGGCGGAGAACGTGCTGGTATGTGACATCACCGGCTACTGCGCGTGCTGCACGCCCTATGCGGACATCAACCGCAACGAGGCGGGGCAGGTGCTGACGGCCTCCGGACGGTGGGTGAACATCGGCGAGGCGGTGGCAGTTGACCCGGACATTATCCCGCTGGGCAGCACCGTGACTATCGGCGGGAAAACGTATATCGCCGCCGATACCGGCGTGTACGGCTACACGGTGGATGTGCTGATGACCCACGAGGAGGCGCACCGCGTTGGAGTACGAAGGGAGCTGGTGAGATGGGAATGACCAACTGCCCCATTGAATGCCCTGACCGGCGCGTGGGCTGCCGTACCGACTGCCCACTCTGGGCGCAGCACGAGGCGGAGAAAGCCATCTCCTATGCGGAGCGGGTCAAGAACAACGAGTTTAAGGAGTACAAGGGGCGCGTGATGCGCAAGGCTTACAAGCGCATACAACATGGCGCGAAGGGAGGACGGAAATGAAGGTTTACAAGGCAACTGACAAGGATATGAAGTGCCTTGGTTTTCAGTATGAGATTGGTAAAACGGCAGAAGTGGATGGAGACGCTAAACTCTGCGAAAGAGGTCTCCACGCCTGCGAGATGCCGCTTGATGTGCTGGGCTACTACGCGCCCGGCGATGGCTCCCGGTATTTTGAGGCGGAGCTGGAGGATGTCAGCGACGAGATGCACAGCGACGACACGAAGCGCGTCGGCAAGAAACTGACGTTGAGTGCAGAGATCGGTATTCCGGGGTTGGTCAAGGCGCAGGTGGAGTACGTTAAAGCACAGTGTGATTTTGACAATGCCATCAAAAAGGCGAACAGAGAAAAGAAGAACCACTCCACCGGCTGGAGTGGCGCAGCATCCGCCACCGGCGAGAGTGGCGCAGCATCCGCCACCGGCGAGAGGGGCGCAGCATCCGCCACCGGCTGGAGTGGCGCAGCATCCGCCACCGGCGAGAGGGGCGCAGCATCCGCCACCGGCGAGAGGGGCGCAGCATCCGCCACC